CGCGTGATCCGAATGAGTACCACACGAGAGTGTGATGTACGAGTGCCATAAACGGCCATGATGACAACGCCCCCATGGGTTGTCCGGTCGCATACCGCACAGACTTTGGCATTGGTGTTCTACTGTCCCAATGAGACTTCACAGATGAAGATATGGTGAAATCCCTATTAAAGATTTTGAGCCACCTTGACCCAAGTCCGTCCGAGAAAGAGTCTTCCTCGTTAGGAAACATTAGGTTCCCTACAATCATGTAGAGGCCACTAGGGATTCGGTCGGAAGCATTACTCAAATCTGAGAACCCGTAAAAACGGTGCCCAGAAATGTATAATTCTTTCGCCTTCCTTTGTACCTTTAAATGATCATAAGTACAGTCCTCTTCAATAGATTTGAGAACTGACATAAGCACCATATGTAAACCATTTAGTATGGACTGTGTTAAAGAATCAACTATTGCAAAGACCCGAGGTTTAAGTTTACCTGGTTCATGTTGTAAAGATACCTTTCCGACATGTAACTGGCGATTTGAATCTACCAAACACTTGTAGGGGTTTATCTTTTCGTTCATCCACGCGATGGAATCACCTTTAAAGAAGTGCTGACAAAAATTCACCAGACTCCCTTGCAGGTCGTGGTATGCAATTGCTGCTCGATCCCAAGGGAAGGAATAGAAAGAGATCCCGTTTGGGCTAGACTTTAGACTTATCTGAAGTTTTGGTTCATTAAAGGACTTGATCCCAATACTTGGCGACAAATCAGCCTCTTGCCCGATTTCGGGTTTGGAACTAAAGAACTTGGTCCCAAGATCTTCTAAATCTTCCGCCGTAGTTTCCATTATGTCCTGTAACAGTTTATCTGTTTCAGTCATATCTGGAACTTGCGGAGGGGTGGTTATTGAAGCTAGATTAGTGGTTGTTTTGACAGTAATCAGACGACGTGTGCTACAAAGTGTAAGTACATATCTTATTGAGTGGATGTTTTGATTAATAACACTGCTCTTAAGCCCGTGTCCTAACCATTTGGGCCACCCATCTGAGTCAATACCGATACTAATCTTCTCATATCCAGGCTGATGGTCAATCTCCCAAAGCAAATTTAGAACTGAATCTTCAGTTGCCTTGAGATATCTCACCGCAAACTCAGGTCCCTTAGACTGATAGAGGTGCAGTATGTAAGAGGTTTGTTTGTCAATGAGCGACTGATCAACAGATGGACACAAATGTGGAAGAGTGAAACGCAAC